ATTTCTAGCTACCCCTGGCACATTTGGAGTTATTATCCTATGGATTTCACTACTGGGCAGAGGATGCCCGAAACTGCTACTGGCACGCCGCTGGTGCACCTTATTGCTGATTTGGTCGAAATGGAGCAGAAGAGAAGATCCGGTTTTGCTCGTTCAATGGATATGGTTGGCACTATTATTAGCGCCAAACCATTAACTGTGGCCGAGCTTAGAAACGGAGCTGCTTTTCAAGAAGTCACGTTAGAGCCTATCCGCAATCAGATGTTCAGCTCTCACAGTTTTGACGACCATTATTCAGATACGGTTGTTGAAGATGAGAGGGAACCGGAGGCGTTGCCTGCCGTGGTTGATGTGGAAACCCAGACTGACTCTGTTACCTCCTTTGAAGCATGTCGAGCTCCGACTTCATTCGATTTGGATGAAGGGGCTCCACTATGTCCAAGGTGTAATAGAGCCTGGCTGTGGAATAACACCAAGCCGTGGCTGTACGCAAGGACAGATGAGACTCGCTCTGATGACGAGCGAGAGGAGCAAGCTAAAGATGCGTTCGATATGTCTTATCCCCCCGTGTGTATGAAATACAAATGGTGTAGTGACACCGTTGATCCGGAAGAGCCTCTATTAACTCTTACCGACTTGAAGAAGGCTATGGACATAGCGCAGATTAAGTGTAGGCTGGCAGAAAAGATGGGTTGGTGGAACAGGTGCAAGGAGCAACTGAAGTCACTCGGGATGGTTGCAGTGTTGACCACAGGAGTGGTTTTGACTCTCAGTGCTATCCGCTTTCTTGCCACTATGGCAAAGGCTGCTTGGACGTATGTTAAATCTCTCTTTTATGGGGACAGTATTAAGCCCCAAAGCAACCGACCGATAGCGAAGTCTCTTCGTTATTCTGTGTTATACCCGAAAATACCCAACCAGGCCGAAACAACTGATTTGGCACGGTTAGTGTACTGCAACAGTTATAAGTTGCGGGTTAAGTATAACACTACCGATGAAAAGTGGTTTTCGGCTGGACAAGTGCTTTTTGTAAAAAGAGATATTTTCATATGTCCTAAGCATTTTTTTCGTGGTTTGCAAGATGAGTGTGATCAAGGAAGCTTTACTGACAACAGCCCGATAGAGTTGTTGAATTGTATAACCGGGGCCAATATGGCCGTGGGTGTTACATTGGCCCAGTTTCTGGCTTTCCCGCGCACTGAGAGCGCCACTGAGGACGTCGCTATGACCGTCTTCAAACACAATATGCAAGCGGCTAGGGACATAACAGGAAAGTTTTTGCATGAGTCCCAGTTAAAGGATATCGGTGGGAAGGCTATTCGAGTTGACACTGCTCGAGTTGATCC